CAAGAACGTTTCTAAATTTTCAAGGTCATTGGGACCTGGAAATAATTAATTAATTAAAGTGAATAAAACCGTAATAGGTAAATCTTCAATAACTGATGGCATCAGTGAGCGTAACCATATCAAGCGAAAGATAGATTGGGAATTCTTCCAAAGTCAATTTTGCAAAAGCATCCATTTGTTTGACAATAATTTCTGCAACGTTTCGTTCCATTTTGTATCTAATCATGAGAGTTTCAATTACACCATAGTAATTTTCTCTGATAGGATTAATGATAACTTTAACTGCATCCATAAATTCATCGAATTTAGCTTGATTGAGGCAAACAGTTTTGTAATCTTTGTTAATAACGTATTTTCCAAAGAACAAATAAGGATTATAAATGTAACCTTTTGCAGAATGTATGTAATTGCAGAATTCAGTAGCATTACTACAGGTTTTCATTTTGAGAGGAACTGGGAAAAATAACTTGTAAAAGTACATATCCATTTGAATTTCATTGTATAAAGTCTTCAATATAGTGTCATCGCCTTTAAAACCTCCAGCTAGAAGTTCTTTAGGGCTAAACATCATAGCGACAATGATCATCATTACCATTATGTTTCCACACATAGTATCTGGAGCACCAGAAGGTCTTCCTTGACCCCATAGACAATTAACGAATATTGAGTAATATCTAGGATTGTTTCTCAAGGCCATGTAAGTACTTAAAGAAATTTTGTTTGTAGCAAACATTGACCATATTGTGGTTTCAAACATTCTAGTGTATGGAGATTGAGTAGCGTCATAATTGGGAGCATCCATTTCAAGAGCAAAGAATTCAGGGCCAAAAGTAGTTTTAACAAAATCATATATTTCAGCATCGGAAGCATTATCAAATATTTTGAAATTGGGTTTGAGAGATCTTTTTAAAGCAGCAGTCATTGTTCTAAAAACACAAGAAAACATAAGATTAACAATCTTCTCATATGCAGCAACTGGTTGACCACCAGTATCTTCAAATGTTTTTCCATCGAGTTTAGTTTAGATTTGACCTTTTAAAAAACCATGTAAATCAGAAATTAAACCTTTGACGGTCATTTCAGATTCTCTGGGGCTACTTTTAAAAACTCTTGAGTGATCATTCATTGCTCTAGTTAATTCTTCGTCAATTATCTTTTCACTCATAGCTTCTTGATATTTATCCAAATCCAGATAAAGATTTTTGAATCTTTCAACTACTTTCTTAGCTATTTTATCAATATTTTGAGCTTGCATAGTTTGTCTTTGGTATCTAAGAACTTCG